GCAGTCTGCGCAGCACCATCAGGTAGCTTGCGTTCAGCAATCTTGGGAGCAAGTCCGCCGAATTGTTGAAGATCAATAGACGGCATTTTGACTCCTAGATAAATCTATTTTGAAGAACTCGCTTGGGTGTGGTTCCCATGCCCTTATGGATGTGCTGTTTAGCGTGCATCATGCCTTCGCGGTACTCCATGAGCTCAATCTGAGCGCCATTAGCATCAGCCCAAAATCGATCTGGCTGAGTCATGAGCCGGTAGCGTGCGCCAGCTGAAATAAAGTCTCCCCATGTATTGACGATTTGGTCATCGACAATATCGGTGGAGTTTTCTGGCATGACCGCTATCTCGTAGCGAATCGCCAGATTTTCCTCGGGTGACGCATCAAACGTCGGCCTAAGTATGTTTTCGAAATAGACGCAGCGGGGTAAAGAATCTGACCTCACCTCGCGCCATTCTGGGCGGTCCAGTACCATTAACTGCTTGCCATCTTCGTTGATAGCGAGGTATCGCCATGCGACCACATTGGTTCCAGAGGGTGGAATAAACGTGAACGCACTTTGACCTCCAACGAGGTTGACTGTGCCGTTGTAAGTCCATACGTGTGTCTTCGTGCAGAAGTCACGAGTAGCCCATCGAAGGGCATCCAGAATGACTGGATCAGGACAGTTATGAACACGCTCTCGAACGAGCGGGGTGAGATCAGAGAGGTTTGCCATTATCTACGCTCAGGTGATTGACCCATGCCTTGACCGTTAGCGCTTGCAGCCATGTCTGCTTGCGTAATCATGCCAAGTGCGGACTCAAATATTTGCAAATGGTTCTGTGCTCGCTGTGCGTTCTCGGCATACTCAGCGTCCTTGGAATAGGCACGGTAGAGCATGTAGTCAAGAAGAGCGTTTGCGAACGTATCGTCTAACGCGATGGTCTGCACGTCTGTATCGAAGTCCGATACACTGATATCTGCTGGCGCGACTGAGTAAACGATCTCTACCGAATGCGTCGTTGCTGGCGCAGGGTAAAGATAGAATGACTTAGGATCACGGTCATCAAATATAAAGTGTCGGACATCGGTGACAGGCACTGATGTGTCATGCCAGTTACGCACTTGCTCGTCCAAGATGTCTTGGCGAATGTGTGTAACAGCAGCTCCATCAGTGTTGCGGACAACCTTCAACAAACGAAGGCCAGTGGATGGCAGTGTTTGCTTGGTGTTGGCAGCAGCAGCTTGACCGGCAGTAACGTAATCCTCGTTGACTGAATTAGAGTCAGGGCGACGATTGACGACTGCACGTTGAGCGTCATTGAACCATAAGAGCAATTCGGACTTGGTCCACCGTACATTCGTTGTATCGTTTAATACGACGACTGCGCGATCGATGATATCTACGACTTTAACTGTCGACATCGTTTACTCCTTTAGTGGCTTTGCGAATCACTGGCTTTCGCTTAGCAACTACCTTCTTCTCAGTGGCAGGTGCAGGCTCTGGCTCAGCAAAAATTGGTTCTAGGTGACCGCAGTTGCGTTCGATGAGGGGCGTCCAGTTAAAGACCCGCCCCGTCAAAGGATTGCGGTATGCAATCGGCTTACTCATTAAGAAGCGAGACTAACGACTGCGTGACCCATTGCGGTAGGCTTGATCACTGAGTAGCCGTAGACGAACAGAGACCGAACCAACTGACCGAAGTCATCAGGGTTTGGCATGTCTTCCATGGCTGTGATCTGACCAGCAAACGTCAATGCAGATGGGTGACCGAAGATCACGTCGTACTCAAGAGCTTCTGTCTGAGAGACAGAGTTAGAAGAGTAGATAGTGAAACGATCAACCATGCCCAAGCGGCCATTGCGAAGCATTGAAGTGCCGTCACCAGCGAGTGATGCGTCCTTCAACTCAGACTTCTTGATACGTGAAGCCATTCCGGGTGGAATAACGATGTATCGGCCTGACTCGGGGATGTTCTGCTCGTCAAGGATCTGACCAGCGTCAACGATGAAGTCGATAACATCAGTCTTTGTAACCGCACGAGGAGTCAAGTTTGTTCCCAAGTCGATGTTGGCACCAGCACCTGCAGTGCTACCTGCGTTCTGAGCTGCTACTGAAGTGAACACGTTACCGAGGATGTCAGAGTCAACAGCGATCTTGATCTGCTCTCCACCATCATCTGCGAAAGTGTTCATGAGGTTGAGATCAGACTGCATCTTATCAACGTCAAAAAGGTTGAATGCAAAGTACTTACCTTTGTCGATAAGCAGCTCTACGTTCGCGCTTTCTGGGTTCTGATAAGTCAGACCGCCACCCTTGGTGTAGTCCGATACTGTCAGATCAGGAACGGTACGGATGTACACCTTGTCACCGTATGAAGAGATCTCTCCCTCATAATCAGTGTTCGCGATGTCTCCGAATACAGTTGCCTTGTAGAACTTCTCTACAAGCTTGCCTGACCAGATCTCTGGAATGAATTTGCTAGTGTTACCTGTGCCAGAGGCCGAATAGTTTGCGGCGCTGGCATGAACTGGAAATCCCATGATATTAATCCTTAAAGAAAATTATGCCCTTAGGGCAGTGAATAATTGATTCTCTAAGCGTTCGGCTTCCTCTGCGGAATACATACCAGCTTGCTTGTTCCGGTAGAACTCTTGGATTTGTCCTTGAGTCCACTGAACAGGTTGTACTGGCACGGTCTGCGTTGGTGCAGCTTGGGATTGCACTTTTACGTGCTCCTCCATGCTGGCCTTCGGCTTAGGCTCGTTCCTTGGTGATGCTTGGTTACCTACATAGGCAACAAAGAACTGAGCGGCGCGGGGTAGATCTCCAGATTCGTATGCCTGACTTAGCAGTTGCTGTCTTGGCACACCGGCAAACGTGTCGACTTGACTCAGCCAATCGATGAACAACGGATCGTTATTCGCTTGGTCGAAATCAATGCCTTGGTCTGCAAGCATGCTAGATAGCGTACCCAGCGTACTCGTGGTCTGAATTTGAGTAGTCAGATTCATCAGGTCTTGGACCTGTGCTCTTAACTGATCATTCTCAGATCTTGAGGCCGCGAAGGCGTTTGCTAACTCATCACCATAGTCCTCACGTATCTTGTCGATATGCGCTGACTGTGGCGGTGCTACTGGTTGATTCAGCTGGGTCTTGAGTCCTTCAATTTCTCTTCGAAGCGATTCACTCTCTCCTGAGTCGCGAACCGATTCCTTGAGATCTTTGACCTCTTGGTGTAAACGCGGAACCTCTGCGTTGTACTTACCTTGGAGTGCCTTGTAGCGCTCTTCCCATTTTGCTTCATCTAGATCTACCTCTTCAGAAGCAGCCTCTTCAGGCTGTGTTTCTGTCACTACTTCTGCGACCTCTTCAGGGGCTGGTGACTCGGCTACGACCTCCTCAACGGGTGGTGCATCCTTTTGCTCAGTTATCCCTTGTAAGGCTGCGTCTGCAGCGGCTACTTGTTCTCGTACTTTGCGTGGTAAACGTGACATCTGTTACTCCAGAGCGAGCCTACTCCAAGGTAGGTGTTCGCGGGTTTAAGCTCAGGAAGCCTATTGGTTTTTCCTGAGACGGCCTTCTATGGTTCTAGAGGTAGCATCTGCTGTTTCGATGGTCTCTAGAAGCCCACTTACATACTGCGCCGCCCCTTGCCCCCAGTTGAGGGTAGGCTCGGTCGCCGTACGATTCTTTGCGTCGATTAATTGAAGCGATTGCCGTAGTGCTTCAACGAGATCCTGAAACTCGGAGTGTTGTTTCAGTCTCGAAATCGAACGTAGTAATTGAACTTTTTCGCGGTCATTAGCCGCTACGTGCTCTAACTTCATTGAGCGGGGCCGGGAGCCATTTGTTGCTCTTGCTGGGCTCTGGCCATTTCTTCAACACGCTGTTGCATCTCTTCCTTTGTCGGAATGATGCGATCAACTGGAATGTCTCCACTCTTGAATACTTCTCGTAACTGCTCACGCCGTCCATCCAGACCAATGATCTGCATGTCGATCGGGTTGGCTGTCATGGCTAAGAGCTCCTGCTGGCGCATGGTCGCAGACTCTTTGTGAATCAACGCCTCACTACCCCGTGCATGTGCTACCGCGTCACCCTTGATCGACTCATCATCACCAGTGAGCATCACGAAGTTGTAGAACTTCTCAACGATCGGCTCAATCACGAAAATGTCGACGTTTCGGACGACGTGCTTAATGGTCTTGGATGCCGCATTCATGAGCATCGACAGTCCGCTTGCAGTCTTACCCGCACCTGCCGCGGTATCTGAGCCATAGGCGTATGCCGGTAGGCCTGAGATGTCATCGGCATAGCGCGAGAATCGCTCATAAATCTGTATGAGCTCGTTTGCATTACTCGCAGGCTGGAAGAAGCCAATTCCGTTCCCTGACCCAGCGCCTGCCCCTGTCGTGGTTTGCCAGATCTTCCACGGGTGCATGACAGAGATATCTTCCCCTGCCGCAAGACGATCAGTCTCCACCCATACCTGTGGTCCTGATGACATCCCCATGTTGTTGATCAGCGCACGCGCCGCCGCATTGCAAGTGTCCTGACAG